TGCTGCTAAGCGTCGCATGAGTGAGGGTTATAAAGGAACTGCTGATCTTAGCAAATCACATTCAGAGGCAGTAAAAAAATTAGAAAAAAATATTGAGAAAGGTGCAGGAAAAAGAGTGCCTGGTGGAAAGATGGGTGTAAAAGAAGGTAAAGGTTATCAACCAGAGATTGAACATAGCAAAATGGGTGATGCTAAAAAGAAAAAAGATAAGGAAAGAGAATCTAAATTACCACCTCATCTACAGGGTGATGCTATTGGTAAAGCAAGAAAAGCATTTGCACATACCAATACCTATGAATCTTATTCTTGGAGAGATGAATTTGAGTTTGTTCAAGAGGGGTCTGCAGCATGGCAAAGAAAAGAGGGTAAGAATAAATCTGGAGGATTGAATGAGAAAGGTAGAAAATCTTATGAGAGAGAAAATCCTGGTAGTGATTTAAAAGCACCACAACCTGAAGGAGGTCCCAGAAAAAGATCTTTCTGTGCTAGAATGGGTGGTGTTAAAGGACCGATGAAAAAACCTAACGGGGAACCTACTCGTAAGGCGTTGGCACTTAGAAAATGGAAGTGTTAATTGACAACATTTGGAATTGCTAATGTATCTAAAGACCTACCAGTCTTTAGTACGACTCTAGAGTATGAAAATCTAAAAACTTTAATTGCTGATCACAAAAGAGTATACCCTCAAAGGTATAGAAGTAATGTGCAAGCATGGAGGAGTGACTGGTTTACTCATAAAAAAGATCCTAGATTTCAAGAGTTCGTAGATGTCTGTACGCAGGCATGTAATTTTTTATCTGCCAATCATTTTCAGGCAGAGTGTTCTCTTGTGTGTTCTAATATGTGGGTAGTGGATTATGAAAAAGGTGACTGGACTAAAGACCATGACCATTTTCCCGATGTTATGTCATGTGTTTATTTTGTTGAGGTAGAAGAAGATTGTGCTCCTATTATCTTTGAAGATCAATTAAAAATACAACCTAAGAATAATTTACTTATATTTTTTCCATCTTTATTGAGACATAAAGTGCCACCTACAGATTCTAAAAGAATAGTTATATCAATGAATTTTAGACTTGCATCAGCGATACCAAATATTGAATACACAAATGGTTTAGGAGGAATAAACTAACCATGGTTGTCTGGAGTGTTATTTGGATGGTAGCGATACTAGTAATAGTAGTATCTTGGTACATTTACTATATACTTCGTATGGCATTTGAAGAATGAGTAATAACGAGATATACTTAGGTAACCCTAATCTAAAAAAAGCAAACACTCAAATTGAATGGAGCAAAGCTCAAGTCAAAGAGTTTATCAAGTGCAAAAACGATCCAATTTACTTTGCTAAAAATTATGTAAAGATCGTTTCTCTTGATAAAGGTCTTGTTAACTTTGACATGTATGATTTTCAAGAAAAGTTAATTAGAAATTTCCACGAAAAGAGATTTAATATTTGCAAAATGCCTCGTCAAACAGGTAAGTCAACTACTTGTGTTGCATACCTCTTGCATTATATTGTATTTAATGATAGTGTTAATGTAGGTATTCTAGCAAACAAAGCAGCAACTGCCAGAGAACTACTTGGTAGATTACAAACTGCATATGAAAACATTCCTAAGTGGATGCAGCAGGGTATCCTATCATGGAACAAAGGATCAATGGAGTTAGAAAATGGATCAAAGATACTGGCAGCTTCTACATCTGCAAGTGCTGTCCGAGGCATGTCGTTCAATATCATTTTCCTCGACGAGTTCGCCTTTGTCCCAAATCATATCGCAGAAGCGTTCTTTAGTTCTGTTTATCCTACTATTACATCTGGTAGTTCCACAAAAGTCATAATGGTGTCTACCCCCTGTGGTATGAATCATTTCTACAGGTATTGGCATGATGCACAGAGAGGTAAGAACGAATATACTGCTACTGAAGTTCATTGGTCTGAAGTGCCTGGCAGAGATGCTAAGTGGAAGGAACAGACTATTAAGAACACATCTGAACAACAGTTTAAGGTTGAGTTTGAATGTGAGTTCTTAGGATCTGTTGATACTCTTATTAGTGTAGTTAAACTTAGGAATCTTGTATTTGAAGATCCAATAGAGAACAATGGAAAAGGACTTGTCCTATATGAAAGACCTGTAAAAAATAATGATTATATCGTTACGGTTGACACTGCTAGAGGTATTGACCATGACTATTCATGTTTTGTAGTATTTGATATTACAACATATCCATATAAGACTGTGGCAAGGTATAGGAATAATGAGATCAAACCTATGCTGTTTCCTAATATCATAATGGATGTAGCAAGAGCGTACAATGAAGCATATGTATTGGTAGAAATTAATGACATCGGAGAGCAGGTAGCATCTATCCTTAACTACGATTTGGAATATGAAAATTTATTAATGTGTGCTATGAGAGGTAGAAATGGTCAACAAGTAGGATCAGGATTCTCTGGTAGTAGGACACAGATGGGTGTCAGAATGACACAAGCTGTTAAGAAGTTAGGTTGCTCTAACTTGAAAACCTTAATGGAAGATGATAAGATAATAACAAATGATTACGATATCATTGCTGAACTTACTACCTTTGTTCAGAAAAAACAATCGTGGGAGGCAGAGGATGGTTGCCACGATGACCTTGCTATGTGTTTAGTCATATTCTCTTGGTTAGTGGCACAAGACTACTTTAAAGAGATGACAGATACGGATGTCCGTAAACGCATCTACGAAGAACAGAAGAATCAAATTGAGCAAGACATGGCTCCTTTTGGTTTTATTTTAGATGGTGTAGATGATGAAGATGAGTTTGTTGACGGAGAAGGTGACAGGTGGGCAAAGGTTGATGAGTATGGTGATCGTTCTTTCATGTGGGAGTACAAATGAAAATTGTTATTGTTAGTGGTGGATTTGATCCTATTCATAGTGGTCACATTGCACACTTCAAAGCAGCAAAAGAACTAGGAGATATCCTAATAGTAGGGTGTAACTCTGATGAATGGTTGACTAGAAAAAAAGGCAAACCCTTCATGCCAATAGAGGAGAGAATGTGTATCATCAAAGAATTATCATGTGTAGATAGTTGCGTAGCATTTAATGATGATAATAATAGTTCTATAGACCTGATTAATAAGGTATTAGAAATATTTGATGATGTAGTGTTTGCTAATGGTGGAGATAGAACAAAGGATAATATACCAGAGATAGATGCATTTGATAAAGATCCTAGAGTGTCATTTGCATTTGGTGTAGGTGGTGAAGATAAGAAAAACTCTAGTAGTTGGATTCTGTCACAATGGACTTAGAAGATCAATTTGACACGGCAAGTTTATTATTAACAGAAAGAAGATGTAGGATTTGTGGTGTCACAAAAAACTTAATTGAAGATTTTTATATAACCCATAAAAATAGCACACATCTCCAGTCATCTTATTCTTACGAATGTAAAAAATGTACAATCAATAGAATTACTAGTAGGAGAAAGAAAGATATCTGCGATTGGACATATCCAGACTGGTAGTGTGTTCATGTACTGTTTCCCCAATTAAAAGTGTCTAAACAATAAATAATCATAGACAAATTGGATTCTATTAGGGGATAATCAGATGCCACTAAATTTAGCATCTCCTGGAATTGTTGTAAGGGAAGTAGACCTAACCAACGGTAGAGTCGATGCAACATCGACAAAGACCGCTGGACTAGCCGCTCCCTTTGCTAAAGGACCAGTAGAGAGACCTCAACTCATCGAGACAGAAGCCGATCTCTTGGATACCTTTGGACAACCTTATCCTAAGGATAACCATTACGAGTATTGGTTGACTGCATCGTCTTATCTCGCATACGGTGGCGTGATGAGAGTAGTTCGTGCAGACGACGAAGAACTTAAAAATGGTTTTGTGGGAGTTGCAGCAAGCGTTAAGATCAAGTCCGTAGATGACTATGTTGACGCAGGTTACGCAGAGAATACTCTCTCAGGTGTTACATACGCAGCAAAAAATCCTGGCTCATGGTCAAACGGAATTAAGGTTGCGACCATCGACGCTTTTGGAGATCAGGTATTAAGTGGTATCGTTACTACTGATGTATTAGGATACGGTTCTACTACAGTCCCCATTGACCCAATTAATCTAAAAGTTGGTTACGCTGTTACACAGACTGTCCCTGCAGGAACTGTTATCGCAGGAGCTGGTAGCACTAGCATTTTAGATGGTTTCTTAAAAGGTATTATCACCGAGATTGGTAACTCTACAATCACTGTTAAGGTGGTATCACATGTTTCTGGCATGGGCACTGAGACTGCTGTTGACTATCAACAGGCAGGTACTTATCAGTTCTCTGAGACTGGAAACCTTGGTATTCATACTAACGAGTCTAGAAGATATGGTAGTTGGAGAGGTCTTCCAGCAAACGAATACAGTGGTTTAACCACTTACACAGGATCTGTAGACTGGTTCGATCAACAACTTATTAGTCTTAGCAACGGTTCAACTGTTAAGTGGAATCAGATTGCGGAGAGACCTGGCACATCATCTTATGCTGCTCAAAGAAACTCAAGATTTGACGAGGTTCATGTTGTTGCATATGACGATACTGGAACTTTAACTGGTAACTCTGGAACTATTCTAGAGAAACACACTAGTCTCTCTAAAGCAAAGGATGCTTTATATTCAGCAGGTGCTCCTGCATACTGGAGAAAGGTTATCGAAGTTGGTTCACCAAACCTATTTGCTGGTGGTGCTCCTGCTGGTATCACATCTACAGGTTTCGCTGATGATGGTTGGGATACATTTGGTGATGGTGGATGGGATCAGAATACTGAGAACATCGCCTTCAGTTGTATTGGTAACTATGTCAAGATCCTTGGAGGTGGTAAAGACTATAATGGTATTTCTACCATTACTGAGTCTGGTGCCCTTAACCTTGATATTGGTGCTCTTTCAGAAGCATATGACTATCTTAGAGACCCCGATCTTTTTGATATTGACTTCTTACTTCTTGGTAATGCCGCTCATGGCAAACATGAAACACAAGCATTATCTAATAAACTGATTGAGATTGCAGAATTTAGAAAGGATTGCGTCGCATTCCTCTCACCATTCAGAGGATCATTCTTGACTCCTACTGGCAGTGGAGAGTCACTACAATTAAATGTAGACACTGTGACTGACAACATTGTTAGTTACTACTCACCAATCACATCAAGTTCTTACGCGGTTCTTGACAGTGGTTACAAGTACATGTATGACAGGTTCAATCAGCAATTCCGTTACATTCCAATGAACGGAGATATCGCTGGTACATGTGCTAGAAACGATATCAACAACTTCCCTTGGTTCTCACCAGGCGGAACAGCAAGAGGTGCTATCTTAAATGCTGTAAAACTAGCATACGCTCCTAACAAAGTACATAGAGATAAACTCTATTCTAATCGAATCAACCCTATCATCTTCTCACCTGGTGCAGGAATTATCCTCTTCGGTGATAAGACTGGATTAGGTAGGTCTTCTGCCTTTGACAGAATCAATGTTCGCAGACTGTTTATCTTCCTTGAGAAGGCAATCGCTGCAGCAGCAAAAGATGTGCTCTTTGAGTTCAACGACGAGATTACTAGAATTAATTTCATCAACATTGTTGAACCATTCCTCCGTGATGTGCAGTCAAAACGAGGTATTCAAGATTTCGTCGTTATTTGCGATGAGACCAATAACACCCCTGCTATCATTGACAGCAACGAGTTTGTTGCTGACATCTACATCAAACCCGCAAGATCCATTAACTTTATCGGTCTTACATTTGTTGCTACTCGCACAGGTGTATCATTTGACGAAGTTATTGGTAAGGTCTGATTTAATTAACTAAACCTACAGGTATAAGACCAATGGCAATCAATCAACAGAATCCACCAAAGACTTCTGAACGCACTATCGACAAGTTTAAGTCGAGGTTGACTGGTGGAATTGCAAGACCTAACCTGTTTGAGGTGGTTCTTGCGTATCCAGACGGAGCTGTAGATTCCTCAGTTGCTGACATTGATCCAAAATCAAGATTCCTTGTCAAAGCAGCAAATCTTCCAGCATCCAACATTGCTCCCATTAGCGTTCCATTTAGAGGGAGACAACTTAAAATTGCAGGAGATAGAACATTCGATGAGTGGCAGATTACTGTCATCAACGATACTGATTTTGCAATCCGCACTTCCATGGAAAGATGGATGAACAGCATCGCTAAGGTGTCTGACAACTCTGGTAATATTAACCCAGAGGACTACACTAAAGATGCCTATGTCTACCAGTTAGGTAGAGCTGCAGTTGGTGCTGGTTCAGATCAAGGATCTGGAGAAAATATGCCTGTTCTCAGGACTTATAAATTCTACAGTATCTTCCCAACTAATGTTTCTGCTATCGATCTTTCATACGATTCTTCAGATGCAATTGAAGAATTTACAGTAACCTTCCAAGTCCAATGGTGGGAAGCTGCTGGAAATGGTGGTACTGTTGCTTGATAAATAGATAAGATCAAGTATTTTTTTAATAATGGCCAAACTTTTTGGATTTTCTATTGAGGACAATGACGACCTTGCTAAAGGCGTAGTTTCCCCCATCCCGCAAACAGGCGAGGATGGGGTTGACTATTATATTCAAAGTGGATTTTCCAGTCAAGTTATTGACCTTGAAGGGATATATAAGGATGAACATCAATCAATTAAAAAATATAGAGAGATGGCTCTCCACCCTGAGGTGGACAATGCTGTAGAAGATATTGTTAATGAAGCAATTGTAAGCGATACTAATGATAGTCCTGTTGAGATTGACTTAGAAAATCTTAGAGCATCTGATGGGATTAAAAATAAAATTAGAGATGAATTTAAACACATCAAAGATCTGTTAGATTTTGATTCTAAATCACATGAGATTTTTAGAAATTGGTATGTTGATGGTAGACTTTATTACAACAAAGTAATCGATATTAAAAATCCTCAGGATGGTATACAGGAGTTAAGATATATCGATCCTATGAAGATGCGTTATGTGCGTAAGGAGCAAAAGAAAAAGGACGAGAGAGGAGATCTTTTTAATACTAGTCAAGTACATCAATCAGACAAAGTATTTTTTCCTAAGATTGAAGAATACTTCATGTATACTCCAACTCCTAGATACCCTACCAATATGGTACAGGGTAGTGCTGCTAGTATGACGGGAGTTAAGTTAGCAAAGGATTCTATTACATATTGCACATCTGGTTTAGTAGATAGAAACAAAGGCACTTGTCTTTCATATCTGCACAAAGCAATTAAGTCACTCAATCAATTGCGTATGATTGAAGATAGTCTTGTTATCTACAGATTATCTCGTGCTCCAGAAAGAAGAATTTTTTACATTGATGTTGGTAATCTTCCCAAGATTAAAGCGGAACAATATCTAAGAGATGTGATGTCTCGATATAGAAATAAATTAGTATATGATTCTAAAACAGGTGAGACAAGAGACGATAAAAAATACATGTCCATGCTTGAGGATTTTTGGTTGCCTAGAAGAGAGGGTGGTAGAGGCACAGAAATTACAACATTACCAGGCGGACAAAATCTTGGTGAGTTAGCAGACATCGAATATTTCCAATCTAAGTTATACAGATCCTTGGGTGTACCTGAGTCTAGAATTGCTGGATCGGGAGATGGATTTAACCTTGGTCGTAGTTCAGAAAT